ATCGGTGCTTTTAAAACTTTAGAAGAAGCAGAAGAGTACAAAAGCAGATATGGAGGAACAGTTGTTAAAATGTTCGATGGAGATACAAGATTATACTTTGATGCTTTTGCTATTAAAGTCAGTCCTGAGATGAAAACTAAGCCTTTCAAGGCTTATCAGACTGGTGGGCTAGTCGTAAATATATTTGCATGATATTATAATCCTGTTATAACAATAGGAGATATTTATCATGGCAAGTAAAAAATTAAAAAAAGCACTTATTGCTGGTCTTGGAGCTGCTGCTCTCTCAAAAATGGGTCAAGCATCCCAAATGAAAGAGTATTTAGCATCTGAGGGTGGTAGCAAATCAAAAATAAGTGCAATTACAAAAAAAGCAAATCCAACTAATTTTAAAGATAAAGTTATTGGTGCTGCTAAAAAAGTATACGAAAAAAATATCAATTTAGGTCGTGGTCCTGGAATTAAAAAAACTGATACACTAGCTGGTATGGGTGGAGATTCATTTGGTTTAGGTGCATACGATGGAGCTAAAGCTGGTAAAATGATCAAAGCTAAAGGTGGAAAAGAAATCGTAGGAAAGAAAACAAAACTATATTAAATCTATGGCTGAAGTAGATAAAACAAATGAACTTCCTGAAGAAGAAGTTGAGGAAAGTGAAGTTGATGTAGAGATTGAGGGTGAGGAACAAGTTCCTGAAGAACAACAACCCGAAGAAGATTTTTATAGAAACTTAGCTGAAGAGATGGACGATCGTGTTCTTGGTCGTATGTCGTCACAACTTATTTCTGATTACAAAAGGGATAAAGTTTCAAGAGGAGATTGGGAACAAGCTTATACTCAAGGTTTAGATTTACTTGGTTTCAAGTATGTAAATAATACTAGACCGTTTCAAGGTGCAAGTGGTGTTACCCATCCACTCTTGTCAGAAGCTGTTACACAATTTCAAGCACAAGCTTACAAAGAATTATTACCAAGTGATGGCCCTGTAAGAACTTCGATTATTGGATCTGATACTCCAGAAGTAACTCAACAAGCTGAGAGAGTTCAAAACTTTATGAACTATATGTTAATGGAAGAGATGGAGGAGTATACACCAGACACAGACCAATTATTATTTTATTTACCATTAGCAGGATCTGCTTTTAAAAAAATTTATTACGACGAAATTAAACAAAGAGCTGTAGCTAAATTTGTTCCTGCAGAAGATTTGATTGTTCCATATTATGCAACAGACTTAAAAGATTGTGAAAGAATTACCCATCTTGTGAAGATGTCTGAGAATGATGTTCTAAAACAACAAAAAGCAGGATTCTATAGAGATGTTGAACTAACTCCAAAACAACCTGAGAAAAGTCCAATACAAGATAAACTTAATGAACTTGAAGGAGTCAAACCTGCTGGAGAAAAAGAATATCAATATAATATTTTAGAGATGCACATTGATTGTAATCTTGATGAGTTTGAAGCAGAAAATACTGAAAAAAAAGTTAAGAAACCGTATATAGTTTCTATTGATGAGGGTTCAGGTAAAATTTTATCTATCTATAGAAACTATAATCAAGACGATGATACAGAAACTAGAAAAGAATATTTTGTGCATTACAAATTTTTACCTGGTTTAGGTTTTTATGGTTTCGGTTTGATACATATGATTGGTGGATTATCAAGATCTGCTACACAAGCTCTAAGACAATTGCTTGATGCAGGTACTTTAGCTAACTTACCTGCTGGATTTAAGTCTAGAGGTATAAGAATTAGAGATGATGATCAACCTTTTCAACCTGGAGAGTTCAGAGATGTTGATGCACCAGGCGGAAATATCAAAGATCAGTTTCAAATTTTACCTTTTAAAGAGCCAAGTGCAACTTTATTTCAACTTTTAGGCTTTGTTGTACAAGCAGGACAGCGTTTTGCATCAATTGCAGACATGCAAATGGGTGAAGATGCTCAAAATAGAGCTGTTGGAACTACAATTGCTCTCTTGGAACGTGGTTCTAGGGTTATGAGTGCTATTCACAAGCGTTGTTATTACGCAATGAGACAAGAATTTAGACTTTTAGCTAAAGTTTTTGCAGATTATCTACCTCCTGTGTATCCATATGCTGTTACAAACGCAGATAGGTTTGTAAAATTACAAGATTTTGATGATAGAGTCGATGTTATACCTGTTGCAGACCCAAATATCTTTTCAATGTCACAAAGAGTGACGTTAGCAAACGAAAATTTAAAAATTGCAGCCTCAAATCCACAAATGCACAACTTGAGAGAGGCTTATAGACGAGTTTATGAAGCTTTAGGTACAAAAAATATAGATGCAATACTAAAACCAACACCACCTGTGGTTCCAGAAGACCCAGCAACAGAAAATGCCAAAGCCTTACAAATGCAAATGTTAAAAGCGTTCCCTGAACAAGATCATCAAGCACATATTATGGCTCACAGGGCATTTATGGCTACAAGAATGGTTCAAATTAATCCAATGGTCTATGCTTTAATGCAAGGACATATATCTGACCACATTGCACTTCAAGCTCATGGCGAAATTGGTGATATGGTTGAGAATACACCTGAATTAGCAGCACAAGCACAAACAGATCCAAAAGGTTTTAAAGTTTTATTCGATAGTATGGTAGCAAAAAGAGTTGCAGAGATTACAATGCAGCTTGCACAAGAAGAATCTATGACACAAAAAGGTGATCCATTAATTCAACTTAAACAGAGAGAATTAGATCTTAGAGCAATGGATTTACAAAGAAAAGCTCAAGAGACGGTAGTTGACCAGGAAAGAAAAGGAATGGAATTTGAAGAAAGATTAGACTTTGATAAAATGAAATTAGAATCTGCAGAAGATCAAGCGGGAGAAAGAATAAGAATTGCAGAAGAAAAAATAGATTTAGCAAAGGATAAGCAGAATGCTCCGAAACAACAAAAATAAAGTTAAAATTTTAAAAGCTAAAGGTGGCGCTGATGCATCGAAAGCTGATTTTGGTACAGGTGTATCTGCAAGAGATGCAAATATGGGTATGGCAGGTAAAACAGGAAAGCCTGATCCAAGTTTAAGAGGGGGAACAGGCGGAACTTCAAACACTAATGTCCAACAAACAAATCTAACAGTAAAAACAGGACCTGTTCAAGTTCCAACTATTGGTCCTTTGAGTTATGCCTTTAATAAAATTTCTAAATCTCTTTACGATAAAAAAAATTTAAAAGATGCTAGAAAAAATGATTTATTAGGTGGAGAAATGTTGACCACAGGTTCTCAACAGACAAAAAGTGCTACTTTAGATCGAGGAGAAAACACACAATTGTGTCCTGATGGCACTTATCCTCCGTGTAAAACACCTGCCACACAATCTTATGACAATGGTGGAGAAATTGTGATATCATCTAATGTAGATAAAAATTTATTATGATAGGTTTATTTTTTATTGGAATTTTTATGTCCATACTTGTTATGTATGTTTTATTAAGGGTAAGAGAATATGACAATAAGTAAAAAATCAGGGCCACCACCAAAGAAGGGACCTAACTCAAATGTGCCACCAATTAAATTTGGTATTGGGGGAATGCCATGTCCACATAGAGAGTCTACAGATAAAAATGTTTATCCTGGAAATAACAGCATACAAGTAAAAGGTTATAAATTTATAGGAGTAAAATAATGTTAACATGGTTACTTGATTTTATTAGAAGTGTGCTTTTTAAACCAAGAGTATACGAATCCAAAAAAACTTATGACCCAGATCCATGTTGGAAACACATGAAATTTAAAAAGGGTTGTCCAACTTGTAGAGCTTTAAATGACGCTTAAATACATAGGAAGCACGCTTGCTAAAAAGGTTTTAAAAAATAGACCTGAACTACATAAAAAATTTGATGACATTATGAAAAATGACGTAGATGTTACAGCATCTACTAATTCACAAACTCAACAAGCCTTGAGGATTCTAAGGGAAAGTGATGAATACAAAGAACTTACTTCTGCATTAAGCAATTTAGGTAAAAAGAGTTTAGGTGGTGAAATAGTCATAGAAAAAGGTGGCGATTACATAAAAGACTTGTTATAAGTTTTTTGTGTTTAAATTTCTAAATGACCAAGAGAAATTAATTTTTCTTTCTGGTATATTTGAAGGTGAGGGTACCTTCGGTAATTTTAAAGCAGGATTATACAGAGACGGTAAAGTTAGAAGAAAAATAGAAATATCAGTTGAAATGACTGATAAAGATGTTGTAGATTTGTTTCACACACACTTCAATATAGGTAACGTTTATGTACGAACTTTCAAAAATCATTATAAAACCTCGTATAGATGGAAGGTGTCAGGGCTAGAGGGTTTAAAAATTCTGCATTTAATGTTACCTTATCTATGTAAACGAAGACAGGAGCAATATTATGGCATGGTTCAATCTATTAGGGATGGCAGTAAAAACGGGAGCGCATATCTACTCGAACCGTCAAAAGACAAAACAAGCAATGTCGGATGCCCAACTGATGCATGCACAAAAGATGGCAGCGGGTGAGGAAGCTTACCAAGGCAAACTTCTTGAGGCCCGTCAATCAG